CCATGGCGAGCAAGAACGGGCCAGCGGCGGCGGCTAGGGTGGCGAGGACCCCTATGAGTACCTTGCCCTCTTTGGGGAGGGAGAGAAACCAGTCAGATGCGGTCTGGAGGCCCTTGATCATGCCCCCCAGAAAGTCCTTGGCGAGGGGGAGGAGGTCTTTGCCGATGGTGGCGGCTAGGAGAAAGACATTGTCCTTGGTGGTGGAGAGGAGGCCTAGGAGGGTCTTGGACTGTTTCATCATCATGTTGGCGAATATGCCGCCCTCTCCGGCCATTGCTTGGAGGGCTTTCTGGACTGAGTCGCTGGTGATCTTGCCCTGTTCCCCCATCTTGAATATGGCCTCCTTGCCGACACCGTACTGGGTCGCGAGGGCTTGGATGATAGGGATACCCCGCTCCGCCATCTGGTTGAGCTCCTCGGCCATAGCCTTCCCTTTGTTCTGGGACTTGGCAAAGATCTGGGCGAGGTCTCCGATGGGGACCTGTGCGCCAGCGGCGACGTCTCCCAGAAACTTGAGGGTGTCTGGAATCTCGTCTAAATTCGTTCCGGCCGCGAGGAGCTGGCGAGTGGCTCCGGCGATGTCCTTGAGTTGGTTGGGGGTGTTGGCGGCGAACTTGTTGAGATCCGCCACGAGGGTCTGGGCCTTCCCAGCGGAGCCGAGCATGGCCGTGAAGCCCACCTCCATCCCTTCAATGGAGCCAGCGGCCGCGAGAGCCACACCACCAGCGGCGGCCACCATAGTGGTCATGCCTAGGGTCATGCCTAGGCCAGCCATGCGGGCCTTCCCAGCGAGGTTGTCCAGCCCCTTCCCCGCTCGCTTGAATACCCCCTGTATGCCTCCCTCGGCCTTGAGTAGCGGGGCGAGTAGGCCCATAGCCATCCCTTGGCCCGCCTTGAGCGCCTTGGCGGGGAGGCCCATGAGACGGGCCCCCGCTTTGGAGACCACAGACTTGACTCTGGGCGTCACTCGTGAGAGGGCGCGGGTGAGGCCGGCGGCGACACCGAGGCCCACGGACTTGGCGCGAGCCTTGAGGCCCGAGAAGCCCGCCATGGCGCGATCAGCCACGGCCTTGTATTTGGTCTTGACCACATCCAGCGGCGACACCAGACCGGCGGCTGTGGCGAGGCCTACCGCCTCGGCGGAGGCCTCCATACTCTCCAGAGCTCCGGCCACGGCGGCGGCTGAGATCCCATACTTGGAGTTGACCTTGGTCAGCGGGGTCGTCAGGCCGGTGGCGACTCCCGTGCCCGCCACCTTGGCGTGGTTCTTGAGGGCCGCGAACTTGGGGCCTACTTTGGCGAGTGGTCCGGTGATGCCGTCCGCGATGGTGTTGCCCGCTTTCTTGGCGGCGGCTTTATTCCCAGAGAGGTGTCCCTTGGCGCGGCTCATCGTCTCGGCCATCTCGTTGTCTATTTTCTTGAGAGGGGTGACCATGCCAGCGGCCACCGCTTCCCCCATGCGCTCGGCATCCGCCACCAAGTCCTCCATGTGGCCGCCTTGGCGGTCTAGGGCGGCTTGGTAGCCCGCGTCAACCTTGCGGAGGGGTTGGGTGAGGGAAGTGGCCACGCTCTCCCCTGTGACCTCCGCCACAGCCGCGAATGATATGAGCCTGTTCTCCGCTTGGTCAAAGGTAGCCCCGAATTTGGCGTCCTCAGCGGATAGGGTTACGCCTACAGCCCCCGCGTCCAGTGTATTTGGCATATCAATCGTCTCTCTGTTTATGATCCACTAAGCCCATCCAATAATTTTTGGATGCCTGTAGGGTTTCCTGTGTGCTTTTCTTGGTCTTGCTGGCGAATTGTATGAGCATGTGCTTGAGCTTGAGAGCGGCGGGGTTCTTGGCTTTGGTCCGGCGGACCTCAAGGGCGATCTGGGCCAAGTAGTAGTCCTCCTTGGTCACCTCTTGCCATTGGTCCTCTAGGTACACGGCCCACATAACAAACTCCGAGGAGGTCATAGTCCGCTGGAGTACGCCCACCGGAGTCCGTAAGTGAGAGGCGAGGCGGTGCCATTGCCTCGCCTCGCCGTGTGCTAGTTTTTTGCCGCGTCCTCCTTGGCCTCCTCAGCACCGCCCACCTTGGAGAGGCGCTGGGCCTCCGCGTGGAGGGCGTTGATGGTTGTGGCGGGGAGCTTCTCTATTTCGGCCTTGCTCATGGCCTCGCCGGTGTCCTTGTCGAATAGGCTACGGGAGAGGAGGTTGGCTTGGAGTCCTCGGTAGTCGCTGACCTCGCCGTCACTGCCCACATGCTTCCGGAGCTGTGTGAGGTACTCGTCTCGGTTCTTGCCGTCCATCTCGCGGATGATGATGTCACGAGGAGCTCCTCCAGTCTGTAGCTGGGCGGGGGTCTCCTCTCCGATGGCGCTGAGTAGCATTAAGTTTGTCATGGTGTTCCCTTTCTCGTTGGTTGTTGTGTTGGTGAAAAAAGAGGAGGAGATCAGCGGGCTAGACTCGCAATATAGCCCCGCCCAGACTGGGCACGATCTCCTCCCCTAGAGGTGTTAGCTTACGGCGCGACAGCGTAAACCGGAGCGATCTCAGCCCCGCCCGCGTCCACATTGGACGGGATGATGGTGCACTCGGCGGTGGGCTGTTCGCCCTCTACTGAGGCGTTGGGGGTGAAGGAGTCCAGCCATCCCCAAAAGACGAGTGTAGACAAGTCTGGGAAGGTGATGGTGATGGCTTGGTTGACGTTGATAGCGGCCGCTATAGTCGTGTAGGCCGCTGGGTCGTATGCGGCCGTGAAGCCGGAGTCCCCCATGGTCTTGAGCGACTTTGGACACTTAGTCCGCCAGACGGTGTTCCGCATGGTGGTCTGTTCAACGGCTCCGCCGCCTTCAATGGATGGAGGGGTGACTTCTTGCTCAAAGAGCGTAGCCCCCGCGATGTCGATTAAGGTCTGGTGACCGTCTTTCTGGATAGCCATAGTTTATATCTCCTCTATGGTTGTGGTTGCGTTGATGCTGGTGTGGTGTCGGCGTTTACTGTCTTGGGGGTCTGTCCCTAGCGCGAGCACTGGGGTGGTCCTCGTTATGCTCTGGACTCGGTAGTCGGTGGCGTCCACCGTGAGGGCCTCTCGGAAAAGGGCGTCCACATAGGCCGCGATCTGCTTGGCCTTTGTCATGCCGTCCGGATACCTACAGGACCGGACCCTGATCTGGATGCCCTCGTGGATGATCACCTCACCGCCTTCCATGTTGCGGCCGTCCTTGAGTCCTTCCGTGTCGTAGACGCAGATGGCGTCATAGGGGACATCCGGCCCGTCTGGTAGATGGGAGACATAGATGGGCCACACCGCGCCGATGGCGGGAGCCGCCCCGTGGCCATTGGCTTGGAGGAGCTCCGCGACTACTGTGGCGGGGGTGTGGTTGATGATCACGGCTGGGCCTCGTCTTGTATGATCTTGGCAAGGGTCCCGTCATTGACGAGCTTCTTGAGTGGGTTCTCTAAAAATTTGGCGGTCTTGCCTACGGCGTGGGCGGCCTCTAGGTTCTCATGCACAAAGATAGCGTAACTCGCGGTGTATACCACCACTACCACCGTGTTTACTCCGGAGCCCGTGGCGCGGGTGGCGGCTGAGTTCTTTAGTACCCCCCACTGTATGGGGACTATTTTCTGGCTCTCGCGCTGGAGGAGGAGGCCCGCTTTCTTGAGCCCACGCTCCACTCCCCGCTCCCATGTAAATTGGGCGGACTGGAGGCCCTTGATGGTCTGGGCCACTCCCTTGACTTTGAATATTTTAGCCATCACCCACCATAACTATGTGGAGGGTCTGGCGGTTCTTTAGGTTGGGCACAGACTCCACAGAGATGATCTCGCGGGCCCCGTTGGCCTTGGGGTCCGTCACACTGACCAAGTCGGTGATGGGGCCTAGGAACATGTAGCCGCCTCGGAGGACCTCCTTGTCTGGATGGACTCGGGCGATGCGGCGGTAGACCGTGGCGTCTATGGTGATCTCCTCCTCTAGTTTCTCTTGCCACCTACAGCACACCTCGCAAGGGGCCACGGTGGTGGTGGGGTGCCCGTACCTGTCAAAGGAGGGCTCCGCTGGGGGCCAGTAGACCGCTTTCTGGCGTCTCATCTTGCGCTGTAGGCCTCTAGCCATTACAGGCCTCCCGTGGGATGTTGAGGACTTGGATGTTGCGCGGCTCGCCCTTCTCGGCCTTGGCGGAGATGGCGGCGAGACAGCCCGAGGGGTCCAGCATCATGGCCTGTTGCCCGTACATGGTCCCCTTGAAAAACATGCCCGTTTTTTGCTGGTATTTGGCGGAGACTGTGTCCGCCTCCTCCTCAGTGTATCGGGGGTCAAGGATGGCGTAGAAGTGGGCGGCGAGCCACCGCTCCACGAGCTCCCAAGTGGCGGCGGAGACGCTGGGGTCAGCGGCCTCACAGCGATCCACCAGAGAGGCGGCGGTCTCAGTGAATGCGTCCAGATCCGTGACGAGCTTGTCGTCCACTTCTATGATCTTTTTGACGGCGTTGGTTGTTGTGCGGGGCATGGCGGGCCTCCTATCTGTTGTCTGTGATGGCGTTGACGGCGGTCACAGTGGTGGCGTCCTTGACTAGGACCTTGAGGTCTCGGCCGGTGGTGTAGTGAGAGTTGGCCGTGGAGAAGCCCGTGGAGAAGAAAGGCGCATACTCCCCGATGGTCTGGAAGGTGTAGGCCCCGTCATCTATCGTTGTGACGGACAGCGGAAAAACTACCCCCAGCACCGCGTCCCAAGTCCCAAAGAGGACGGGGAAGTTGTCGGGGCGGGGGTCGGCCCCAAGGATCTGGGCCATGAGGTTGAAGTTGATGGAGGTGGCTATGGCGATCCAGTTCCGCT